AACTTTATTTAGAACTCCTCTATGTTTCTGTTTTAATGTTGTGTTGTATACTCGATTCATTGTTGTTTTATTAATTACATCTTTACTCATGATTCTATCTCCTTTATTTAGTTTAATTTTAAATCATGTTCATGTAGGGACTTTCTTATCAATTTAAGTTCAAAATTCGATTAACTCAATACACTGAGTAATTTCAATCATCATAATAATGTATAGTATATTTATCATTGATTTTTTCAAAATTGTTATTTAACCACACTCTCGCTTCTGGTTGAGTTTTAAACCTCTGAATAAACTGAATATTCTTCCATTTACAATTTGATCCTTCAGATTCCACTTCACTCTTTTCAACTGCTATAACAATCTTCCAATCTTCCCATTGGTTTCTCCAACCATCTTTAGCAATAAGACCACAATCTTTCTTGTTAAGTTTGATGGTAGTCATTTCTCCAGCACCAACTCCAGCTAGACCAGTTTCTCGTGGTTCTTTTTTGAATGTAAATTTTTTAGCCATAGTTTAATTCTTTTGTTTTAATTCATCCATACAATGCTGACATAATATTATATCTAACCCATAGTTAAATGTTATTTTATAAATACCTAATTCATCAGTTTCACAACCATCGCAAGAATAACATCCATTAATTTCTTTTATTTCTACACTCATTTTATTTCCTATATTGAGTTAATTAATTCAACTGGTTCATTTTACTTCTCTTTACTTTTGTATTTTTGGGGAATATTTCTTTCTATATATTTTGTCATTGCATTACAAACATCACCAATTTGTTTATTTGATTCATTACATATAAGATTAAACAGTTCAACGATTTGTTCATAGTTAATACATTCAACACTAATATGGTAATAACTATCCTTATTTGATTTGTCAAATATTCCAATAGAATAAACTTTACTACCATCATCTAAAACTTCCTCAAGTAACTGAATGGTTTTATCTGAATTACTATCTATTTGTTTTCCTTTTACTAATTTTTCTTTTTTCATCGTTCTGTCTCCTGTTAGTTTATAAGTTCATTACTATTATAATACCAAGTTTGAAAGAAAAGTCAACAGTGAAAATAAATTATTTTATACTGTTAGATAATTGAAGTTTCATTTGCATAGCGTTAACTGTTCTATTTAATAACCATTCGTAATCATAAAATTTATATTCTGGATTGGTTTTAATAGCTTCGTTAATATCTTTTGCGAGGCAGTCTGGAGACCACGAAAAGAATTTCCAATCAAATAAATGTTTTTCCAATAACCCCTTGATGTTTTTATATTTGTTACCCATTAAAACACTAAAACTAGATCGATCAATCCAATAATTATCAGTTACGATAACAAGCTGATTATTTGGGTAATGTGAATTTATTGTTGCTAATTGTGATTGACTGGGAGAAATGCCACCGCATGATATAGAATTATATAAAAAGATACTATCAAGCGCACCTTCACAAACATATATGAACTTATCCCCATCTATTTTATCAATATTGAACACGGGTTTAGCTTCATTAGTTGGATAAATATACTTAGCTGATTCTTCATCAGTGCTAATTAATTTTCTCTTCTGGTAATAAACCATCTCACCATTCTCCATCCAGGGAATAACTAATCTCTTAGTTTTCAAGTCGTAGAAGAACTCCCAATTATCTGGTTTAAAAGGAGCCTCGTATAATCCTCGCTGCTTACAATACTCGATTACTACTTTAGGTAAGTCAACCCAGTTATCTCCAATGTCTAGTTTAGGTTTAGAATCAAGTATCTCCGGTTTATTTAATTTGTCGGACTTCCTTGATTTTATGTGGTCTGATACATTTTCTCCTGACCACTTTATGTATTCGGCACAGATCATTCCATAGTTAGTATCTCTAAGAATTGAAGCAAACCATAAACCAGTCATACCAGACTCAGCAGGACATCCACCATTCCAACAAATGTAACTAGCATCTTTAGTATCAAACCAGCCACGTCTCTTATTAGTGGTCTCTCCACAGATCGGACAGTTGAATCGAAGTTTGTTATTTCCTGCTCTGATTACATTAGAGACAGTTTCGTGAATAATTTCTTCCACGAACATTGACATTGAAAGTTTATCTTCAAAGAGTTGACTCATTTATTCTTCTTAATTAATTTATAATTATTGATTACCATTAATATAAATTCAATTGGACCAAAAGTCAAGACAAGTATGTAGAAAATTATTTCAATGATAATTCTCTTTAGTCCATTCCAGAAGTTTCTACTTCTATCTATAATGATATTTTTATATTCTTTACTTGTTTGATTTAATGCTTTTGTGAAGTTATTCATTTAATTCTTTCCATTTTAGATTTCAATTTGTTTAGAACATTCAGGGCATATTAATCGTTTACATAACTGTGAATTCTGATTTAAAATGCATGCACCTAATTCACTAACCAAACCACATTCTTCACATACAATTTCATTGGATATTGAAACAATTGATTTTACATTTTTGGGTAGTTTATGTTCTTTTAATTCTTTTATCACCTTAGATGTTTGACGTAAATTATACAGTACACTGTTATATTTCTTAAGTAAATTTTCTAACATTTCATCAACAACATCAGCCATAGTCTCATCACCAATTGTGGCAGTAAACTCACTACATCCATCTGTGTCTTTAATAGTCAATGACCAATAAAATTCATGTCCACTAGAAATTCCTTGAAAGGTTCTGTACATTCTAAGGTATTCTAAATTAACTATCTCTAGTCCATGATCTTTACAGAATTTAGTAATTTTATTTCTATTATTTGGTTTCTTAATCATGACTGGTTCCTATAATTATCCAATCTTCAGGATCTTCTAACTCTTCACCTTCATATCCAAAAGATTCATTCTTCAACCAATAACTTGGGAAGCGTTCCATTGTTGCGATGTCAATTTTACCTTTATAGATTACATCAATATAATCACCATCTTCTTTCTCAGAAATAATTTCATTTTCTTTCTTTAAGTGTTCTAGCTCCTCCATATCTTCACTACTAGTTTTACAGAACCACTCTTTAATTATCTTTTGTATCTTATCATTTTCATAGATCAATGTTTTATTTCTATCCTCTATTCCAAGACATTGTTCAACTATAGCATATTCTTTATTGGAGTTGACCATATACAACGGTTTATATGTAGCCCAGTCAGAATAGTAATCAACACCATCAACTCTAACGCTATTGTCGTTTTCGCTTTTTGGTGGATTTGTTTCTAGAAATGGTAGTCCATTAATTATGGCACAGTTATAACGATAAACTTTTCCATCCCACACTCGGCTTTTGTGAATATTACTCATCTTACAATTTCTCCTATATACTAAATTTACCAAATAGATTTTCAAATGTACTTTTATCTTCTGGCTTACGTTTATCTAATCCAAATTCATAAGCTTGATCAACTATTTGCTTCAATGACTTAGTGGATAATTTTACATAGTCATCTTTGAACGCAGAATTTTTCTTACACAATTTATTCCAATATTCTTCTTTGGTCATGTTAACTAACCTTGTTTATTATTATAATACCAAGTTTCATCAAAAAGTCAATAGCTAGATTGAAATTATTCCAAGTTCTTTAATCTTCTTTACTTCAACTAAACTATCAGAATAACCGATAGTAATTTGTTTCTTGTTGATAGTAATTCTAACTCTCCATTTACCAGAAGCTTTATCCCAGTTGATTCCAGAAACCCCGCTAGTGTTATTAGATTGTGGTTTCTTAAATTCTTTAATCTTATCAATCTTCTTATTGAACTCTAATAAATTTATTCTACATAGTGGATCTTTGAGATTAAAAATTGGAATGTCATAATAGTCTGCCATAGAAATAGCTGTTCCAGTTCCACCAGTTGAAATTGATCTAGTTAAATTTGAATTACATCCATCTTCAGTCCAACAAACTAAGAAGTCCACCGGATTACATAGGTTCTTTCCTAAGATCTGAAAGACGTTCCTTGAATGAAGCTTCTTGGCATACTGAGAAAGCTTATCCCAACATGGATGAAATTGTTTAGCTATCTTAGTGGATTCTTTAGTAGCATCTTTAGCATAGTAAATTTCCTTATTTTCTCCAGCTCCTTTTTCAAATGCTTTGTCTGCTCCAATAGCCCCACCACTTCTTAGGATTATATTCTTAGCTGAAAGGTACTTGGCATATTCGGTCATAAAGTTAAGAATATTAGCTGGAGTTTTCCTTGAACCAATTCCGGCATACTTCATTGCATTGATTATTCTTGGATCAGCTTCATAACTATAAACAGTATAAATGGATTCGTCATCAGCCATATTCTTGATATATTCCTTATCTTTTGAATCCAATTCTATTGAGATGTTATTGACCTCATTTTGATCAATTTCATATACTGTGTTGTTGATTGTAATTTTCATTTATTTACCCATAGTTCCAAAAGTTCCAAAAATCTTCATAGTCATCAAAGCGGAAAGCTGATTGCTCAAGGCTCCACGCTGTGTCGAAATCTATTCCTTTACTTTTATAGTTGGATATAGTTTCTCGTTTAGCTTCGTGAATATTAGCATTCATTCTGGAATTTAAGTAATCTGTTTCACTTTGCATTTTTTCTACTCCTTTAATTATTCACAAATATAGTATAGTTTTTGTGAAATTTTCTAAGCTAAGATTACCCTTAACTTAAATTCTGTTTGTTCACCATAACCCAACTACCTCAAATGTTCAAACTTATAAACTGTTTTGTCGTTAGTTTTATTAGCTGTAATTTTATGATCAAACTCACCAATAGAAACTAAATCTGAGTTGTGGCTAATAATCCAAATCTTCTGGTCATCCACCATAGACTTCTCTCTCAGTATTGTTAGTATACTCTCTATAGCGAAGATGTCAACTTTACTGTCAAGTATTTCATCTAAAATAAATAAGTTAGAGGATACATGACCACCAACAATTAAATCTCGAAATGTCATCATCGTTGCTAAATTAATCCGCTGTCGTTCTCCGGCTGAAAATTCTGAGATAGAACATTCCCCAGATGTAGTAACAAAGACTGGATCAAAAGAAGAATCAAATTTAACGGTATATCTATTCCCAAATCTATCTAAGTAACTCTGGATAGAAAGGTTGATATTCTTAGCTAGGTCATCAAGTAAATTAGCTTTAGCTCCATCTTCTCCAGCCATAATTTCAAGAGCTTGGAGTTCTAGAGTAAATATCCCTAAAGTTTTAATTTCATCTTTGATGTTCTCGACTTTCTCTTTAGTTGATTCTACGATAGCGGCATAAGGATTCTTTCTCAACTTCTCATCGTCATAAATCTTCTTAGTTGATTTTAATTCTTCAATCTTATATTCTAGCTTAGTTTTTATTAAATCTATATTGTGATTTAGTTCAGTTGTTTTTATTTGTTCTACATTAACTGCATTTAATTCATCTTCTAATTTCTTTAACCTAGTATTTAATAACGGGACAGTTTTTTCTATCTTAGTTATTCTTTCTTTAATTGTCGCTAGTTTATTTTGTGATGCTAATAAGTCAAGAGCATCAGATACTTTATTCAAACAATCTTTACAGAGTAATTCTAAAACAGTTTTATGTTCCAATATATTTTCTATTATCATATCTGACTGACTATTCAGAGTTTGTAAATTACTATCCAAAGTTATCTTCTTCTGGTTGTAGTCATTGTATGAAGTAAGAATTTCTTTCTGCTTCTTGTTTAGATCATCCAGACTTTTGTAGTCTACAAGTTTAAGAGTTCCTTGAATCTTTCTTATCTCTGTTGCTATTGATTTAAGATTAGTTTCATGTTCAGTTAGTTTAATTTGTTTAGCTCCATCGAAGTTACTGAACTCTTCTTCCATCTTAGTTAATTCAAATCCAAGATTGACCATATTAATATTAATATTGTTCAGTTTATTTTTACTAGCGTTTAAATCTACCCTAACTGCTTTCAGGAGATTCCCGAAACAATCTAGGTCAAAGAGTTGCTCAACGTATTTCACCCTCTCAGATTTCTTCATATCGTAGAAGTCAACGTAGCTTGAATTACTTATTACAATTGCCGACTTGAATAGATCATAAGAGCAACTTAGTATCTCGTTCTCTATATAAGCCTTAGCCTGTGGGGTATTTAATTCTAATGGTTCATTGTCGTCTATGGTTATCTCGATTGCTATGGTCTTGTTCTTGCCTTTATTTAGCAACCTAGAAGTAATGATGTAGTTTGTTCCAGAAATTTCTAGATTTAGTGTAACATAAGTTTTTAGTTTAACTCCAACCTTTCTGTTCTGTAGATTGTAATTGTTTGAGTTAGAAATTGTCTTACCATATAGACAAAATAAAATTGCATCAATTAAAGTAGACTTTCCAGCACCATTTTTAGTAGTTACCTCAGTTGCTTTACCATCAATGGAAATCATCTTTGGTTCAATGTCGTTGTTGATTCCATTGATAAAAGTAAGTCCAGAAAACTCATCGAAGTTTATTTTTTGGACTTCACCAACTGATTTGAAGTTCTGTACTTCTAAGTATTTAAAGATTATATGTTTCTTCACTTTATTTTTCTCTCATTATTGATTCTATATATTCTACCAGATCACTCAAAGATAATTTATTCATTATCCCATCATCGTTAAAAGTAATCTTATTAATCTTAATTGAAAATAGTTCTTCAAGATCACAGGAAATATCTATCCAGTCTAACATTGGAATATCTAGTTTAGATAAATCCTTACCATCTTCAAACTTAATTTCAATGCTAGTACAATCTTTGATTAACTCTTTAATTTTGGATTCGATATCAGCTTTCTTATCTTCAATGGTTTCGCATTTAACAATAAGCTTCTCAAAGAACTCTGGTGTCTTATCGATTACTTCTGACATCGGACAACCACCACTGTGTTCATCTATATAAGATATAATATTTTCGACTGTATCCTTTATGATGTTACCACCACAAGAGAAACATTTGTAATATTTTCGTTCACTACTCATTTTTTATTTCCTTCTTTGGTTAACATAAGATCATCGAACCCATCATCAAGAATCTTCTTAGATTTCTTATCCAATGAATCCATACATAAGTTTGTCAAGAAAGCTCTATCGACTTTTGCTTTAGGAGTTTTATTATGTTCCTTTCGCATCTTGTTAAGATATTTAGAAACAGCTCCTATAGACAATCCACTCTTTAGAACAAGTCGATAGATTTCACCAACCGAATAAATTATGTGAATTGTTTTCTGCAATAAATCTGGTTTATTTGTTTTCATTTTATCCTTTTATATTTATATACTTAACCAATATTATAATACCAAGTTTGACATAAAAGTCAACACTAAATTATAAAATATCCATAATTTCATCAAGCAAAGAATTGTCTATTGCTGATTCCATATTACTAATTTCTAGTATATTTTCCTCAACTTCACCAACTCCAAGAGATTTAACCCACTCATCAACGTTGACTAACTCTATTCCATATTTACGAGCTTTAACAGCCTTAGAGCTTGTTGTATTAACATCAGCCACCGCAAGTATAGATAAATCTTTATTGACCGCTGAGATAGGTCTAAGCCCATTTGCTCGTGCTAATTTCTCATAATGACTTCTTGGTTTATTCATTGCTCCAGTAAAACAAATAGTCTTTGAATCTAAAGATCCGAATGTTTGTTCAATATTACCAATCACATTTATCAAACTATCAATATATTCTTTTTTCTCTATCAATGTATCGTGAATATATCCAGCCATTATATTACCAACTTTAGGAATCTTCATTAGTTCATTGATAGATTTATTTCTAAGTTCTTTAAAAGCACAGTTCTTCATTAGAGTCTGTGCAAAATTTACACCAACTCCACTAATATTCAAAGAAGCCAATACTTTATAATCGGTGGTGTTATTTATTTTCTGAATTTCGTTGTATAGAGATGTGGCTGATTTAATTTCAATACTTGGGATAGTCAACAAGTCATCTACAGATACAGCCAACAAATCTATGGCATCCTGAACATTTAAGTAATCAATAATCTTCTGAAGTGTCGATCCTTTAAGATATTCGATTCCAAATGCGTTCACGGATGCTTGAAGCAATAACATCTTGACGGCTGGACATTCTGGATTAGTGCATCTAAGATTAACTCCATCCATAGATAATTTAGAAGAACAACTTGGACACTCGGATAATTCAATCTTCTGTCGGTTAGTTCCTTTAATCGAATCTGCTACATACGGAATTACATCTCCAGCTCTTTCGATAATTAAAGTATCTCCAATTTGAATATCCTTATCTTCAACCATCTGCATATTGTGAAGAGTTGCCTGAGTGATAGTTACTCCACCAATATCAACTGGTTCAATTAGAGCAACTGGAGTTAATTTAGATTTACCTAAACCAAATCTCACACCGATCATCTTAGACTTCTTAGATTCATTTGTAAATTTAAAAGCCATTTGTCCTCTTGGATGATGACTTGTATTTCCTAAACTTTCACTATACTCTTTGTCAGCTAATTTTATTACCAGACCATCTAAAGGGAAATCCAATTTATTAAAGTGATCAATGTAATAGTTAAATAATTCTTCGTTTAAATCTTTTAAGTCGGTATATCTAGTATTGTGGTCGTTATCGTGTTCCATAAATGTAACATAGCAATCATTGTCCGCTAACATAGCTCCAACTGTTTCGACATCATCACGCATAATTAATCCAGAGATAGCGTTCCGAGGATTTTTATATGGAGTTCCGCTTTTACTTTTAATATTATGAAAGTTAGTTTCAAATAATCTCTTTGATAGAATAAGTTCCCCCCTAAATTCCACTTGAGATGAGTGGAAATTCCCCAACATCTGCATAGGTAACATTAACCTATTACTAATATCTTCACCACCTCGTGTCGATAATTGCGTTCCGTCAATGTACTCCGCTGAGATTCCATCATACTTTGGTTGAATTTTAAATTTCTCCCCAGTTGTTCTTGCCACTAATTTCATCCAAAGAACTATTTCACTATATGAATATTTTTTATCTAAACTTAACATTGGAGAAGTATGTTCAACTTTATTTACTGAATCAACTTTTGGATTCTGTACTTTAGTAAAATATTCATTATTAGGATAAATCTTTCTGAAATCCTCAACTAGGCTATCATAAGCTATATCATTTATCGCTGGTTCAGATTTATCCCAGTATTGGAAATCATGATGTTGGATTTCTTCTAATAGTTCAAATTCTGTTTTCATTTTAATTTTCTTCCTCTTCTTTTGTTTGTTTAAAATCCCCATCTGCATCACAATGTTCTGGTGGATAACCATGTTTCATTAGGTTAAAATGTCGCCAAAATCTACACCACATGTTTAATATAAAATTAAGAATTAATGATAACAATATCGCAAATCCAATAAATATCCAAAACCCACTAAATATAAATTTTAAAAAGTCCATTGTATCACCCTTTAATTATAGTTGTTTTTATATCACTATACACTCTAAGAATAGAAGCATAGAATTGAATTTCTCTATCCACAACACTCTGCATGTGAAAAATAGAATCTGATAACATGATCTGAGATTTTGGTTTATCATATAACTGATTGAACATTGCTCCAGATAACTTCTCATAATCAGAAGAAAATTTCTCAGCGTTCTGAATATAATATTCTCGAATAGTCTTAAATGGAATACCAGCTTTAATTTTATCAATCAACTCTAAGGAGAATACATCAATTTCTTTCTGTGCTGAACACGCTTGAACAGCTTGAAGTGATCCAGTAACCGACCACATCTGAAGTTGTTTGATGATACTTCTAACGTCAGGATAATTTGGAACTATAACATCAGTATAGAACTTTCCAACATTTTCTTTATCGTAGTTTATATTTTCGAGCTTTAGAATATCCACACACCTCTTTAGAATATCCTTAGATTCAAATTTTAGCTTGATTGGTGTACATCGTGATTGTATTGCTGGATTAAGTAGATTAATCACATTACATGTAAGAACGAACCTAGTGTCCTTATAGGTGGTCATAACACCCTTTAGGGCTTTCTGTGCTGAACTATTCTCTGTACCACTTGCCGTACCACTAAGACTATCAGCTTCATCAATAACAATTATCTTAATTTTTCCATTGAAATTAGCTTCACAAAAGTCAGTAATCTTTCCCCGAACCATATCAATAGAATTATCTCTTGAACAATCTATAAACATTGATTCACATTTATCTTCTCCAAGTATTTCTGGCAACATTAAAGCGATTGTACTTTTTCCAATTCCCGCTATACCATATAGTGTCATACTGGAAATGTCGTCTTTCTGTAATTGGGATTTGAAATAATTTCTGGTTTCATTATCCATTATCATATCATCTATGGTTTTTGGATTATGTTTATCTTCCCACTGTAATTTTAATTCTGACATTTCAATTTTCCTTTTACTTTGTTCCAGTATTTAATTGTTGATTTTTTCTTCCATCCATAACATCCACCATTCCAGACACGAGCATAGATTTCATTTGTTACTTTTTTACCAGTTTGTTTCTCATATTTCTTTCCCCAATAATTCAAATAAATTTCGGCAATATTAAATGCTTTCTTTCTATTAAAAGCGTCTTTATGTTTAAAGTTTGATTTAGAGATTCTATTAACATCCTGAATGACAACGTTCCAAATCTGTAAGCATCCATAAGCCTTTCCGTGATCTCCGATAGATAAGATTTTGCCATTGCTTTCAACCTGCTCCAACGCCTTAAGTAATTTAATATCAACAGCATTAGTAATCATTGGAAGAAGAATAAAATAAATAATTATTAATCTATTTATTTTCATTGATAATTTCCCAAGTTTTTGTTTTATCTTTATGCTCTTTTAGTTTATAATTAATTTTACCTGTTAGCGAATCTATCTGTCCTTGTCGATAACCGCTTTTATAATAACAAGTATATTTTTCAGTTAATAGTAATACAATTGCCAGAAATACTATCCCAGACACAAACCCTAACCACACCCAAAAACACACTTTATTCGTTTTCATTTTATTGTTCCTTGTTTAAGTTTACTATTATAATACCAAGTTTGGTAAAAAAGTCAATAGTGAAAATAAAAAATTATAAACTAAATATATCAACAACCGCAACATTATTAGGATCAAAATTAGGATTCCACCCAATAGCTATTGCAATTTTCTTTAACTTAGTAACCACAAACTTCTCAAACATCATGTTATAATCAGGCTCAAACATCTTTCTAAAAGCATCTGGATAGTTATCTTTAAACGCAATAGCATTTATCTGATATTTGTTATCTTGTTTAACATAAATAAATTGTGCTGGTTCATTTAATCGTATCGGTGTACACTCAACGATGTTAGCATCTTTTATAATCTGGTTATGTAAATTATTTACTTTAGCAAATATATGTGTATGCTTCTGCATTTGTAGAAATCCAACTGCTTCTTTAGCTTTTTTCTGTGTATGTTTAATCGCAATTTCTTCTATCGGCATATTCTTAAATTCTTCTAAAGTCGATTCAAGCCATTGAGTATAATCATTTGACGACCATCTATCTTTCATTCCAGTTTCAATAGCATATCGCAATTTATCTTTTAGTGGAAGAGGAATTTGTTTTTTCTTAATCTCAACTCCAACATAGAGAAATTCTTTTTCATTTCCAACCATATACACGCCCTCTTTATCCACTAGTCGCATAATATAATTTTTCTTAGCTACATGAACACTCTGGGAAGCTATTTTCTCCATCTTAAATTCTATATAAGCTTTATCAACACTAAATTTTTTCATCACATAATTATTGATTCTAGTATTAAGAATATCACCAACTTCAATTAATTCTTTCCTGAGTTTATTAACTTGAGATTTTTTCCAATCAATATAATCTACACCAAATAAAGTCTTAACTGGAATAGACGCATCAATCATAATACTATCAGTATCACCTGCAACCAGAAGATCACTAGATTCGATTTCACCTTTAGTAATATCTTTATATCTTTCATTCCAAATATCAGCAATAATCTCTGATGATTGAATAATAATCTTCTGTCCAGAAACGGTTACGGCTTCAGCTACGTCAACATCAAAGCAACAATAACTTCTAAGTCCATTAATTCCGTATACAGAATTAAGAAGAATTTTAAAGGCTTGTTGTATATTATTATACATTGACGCTTTATCTTTTAATGTTTCATCATCACCATGTTCAGCCATTTGCTGTTCTAACTCAATACCATCGGCTTTAATCTTCTTACGTTGCTCATACAAAAACGTTAGGAACTTCGGCATGATTCCTTCCTGTTTCTCTGGTTTGATGAATAGAGCACCGTTAGAGGACATATTACAGGATGTCTTCAAAAAGTTTAGAAACTTTTCTTTAGTTGTTGTTTTAATTGTTCCGTTGACTAATCTTATTTCTACTTCATTTTCGGTATGGCTCAATACTTTACCAATTTTGGTTTCCGGTGATATGTTAATAGTTCTCATAATTGATGGATATAGTGAGTTCAAGTCATAGACAACTTCACCTCTATCATAATATTTCATTTCGGTTGCATAAACATAACCCCCACGAAAAGAAACCTCACTTGGTGGTAAACCATTATCGGATAAGAATATCTTCCCATCTCTTCTTGCTTGACAAGTTAAACACCCCTGAACATAAGGTAAAGTATTGTAGATTGCTTCATATTCAACTAACGCTATATTACAAATAGTTGTGGCTAGATCAATAAATTTTTTCTTCTTATCTAATTCAACCACCCCATCAACATCACGAATATTATATTCTATGTATTTTGAGAAGTCCTGTGTGTGAAATTCATAAAAAGTTTTATATTCTGAGTGATCTAATTTACCAACACCAAGTTCCGATTGAAGAACGTCATCGAGTTTATAACTTTCTAGTTGTTTATCAAATTTGTATTTTAACAAATACCAATAGTCCAAAATGGATAGCCCAGTTATTTTTACAATATCACCATTGAGATCACTGTTCCACTGAAACCAAACATTTCCCATTGGACTTAAGTGTGCATCAGAATCGAACATAGAACCGAGAATTTTTCTTGATCTATTAACAATATATGGCATATCAAATAATAGAACATTCCAACCAGTTACAATATCCGGTGGAGAGTTCTTCCAGAATCTAAGAAAGTGTACAAGTAAATCTGTTTCTTTGGTGAATCCATAATAAGTTCTATTTGGGATATCCTTTGGAATATTTGGAACAACTCCGGTTGGTGGCATGTACCAGATATATCTTTGATCGGTTAGAGAATTGTGAATAGTAATAACATTAATTGGATAGTTTGCTTCAGTTGCTTCTGGGAATGTATTATCTTTAGCTGTTTCAATTTCAATATCTATTGTATATATCTTAAATTGATGAACTCTAAAATCAAGTTCTCTTTCCTGACCAATAAATCTATCTAGTAAAAATTCTCTGGCTGGTGGGAGTGATTCAAAAATTCTTGTTCCACTGTGTTGATTAATCCAAACTTTTCTGTCTCTAGAAGAATTAAAAGAAACTTTATTTAGTTTAGTTCCATACATTGAATTGTATGTTCCTGATGGATGTTCATAATATAAATGTGGACTATGTGGATAAATTTCTGTTATTGGTTTACCGTCATCATCCCAGTGGTCTAATCGGATAGTTGATGAACGATAGTTGTAAGTACAATTTCTGTAAGACATATTTCTTATTCCTGTTTGAATTGACGATTAGAGCATTTAGCAATGATGTCGATGTTAAATAAGGGTGGCTTGGTTGGTTTGATTTAGTAATGAACTTTAAATAGGAGAATTTTCAAGATCCAACCAAGCCACTAAATTTTATTTACTCATAAGTTTTTTAACGTAATCTTCTATTCCTAAATTTTTAACTGTGTAAATTTCTTTAATGTCCATTTCGATAATTTTTCTGTTCCATAATATATCATAGGTCTCAAAACGATGAAAGTCAAATAAACTTTTGGATTCATGTAATTCAACTATAGTAAATTCCGCAGTATGTTTGTGGTTTAAAATACTATTAAATTCATTTAGTGATATTATTGTTTCATCATTTCTAAGCACATCACCATATGTCGTGTTCTTATATACAATAAAAAAGTCATCATTCTTTAATCTAACTAAACTTCCGGTATGTAAATTATTTTTAGTTATAGATAAGTTAAGTTCTTGAAAGTTTTGTGTCGTTAATTTTTTAAACTCTGGCTGAGTTATCTGAGTTAATATCGTATCTTCATATTTAAAATGAATAACTTCAATATCAACATTGGTTGTAATTACTTTATTAAATATTTCATTAAGATGCTTAAGATAATCCTTTACGATAAAGAATTTAAATTCTTTATACTGTTTAATCGCCAACTGTAATTCAAACTCATTCTTCGATGTCATTGCAAATTCTCCCACAAAATTTAATTAACCGTGAATTATTTTTCCTTTGTTTTTCTCAACAAAATCCCTTCTTTTGTTTTCAGCAATCATTTGTTTCTTGAGTTCTTTTTCAGACGGCAACTTTATTTTCTTTGTTTTCTTTTCCATTTTTAATCCACCTGTTCCTTTTAGTTTTCTTTTACGGGGTTTAATTTCTTTAATATATTTATTTTTATTTGCAAGAAATTCACTAGCTTGTTCTGATGTAATTACATCCATATTGTATACCAGAAGATTATCTTCAAATTCTTTAAGTTCTTCTTTCTGTTTATCATCTAACATAGTTAAATCCAAAATTGCTGAGTTAGATGATTCTTTCATTCTCCTTAGAATTTCTGTTCTGATTTCTTTTTTTAAATGTAGACCACCATCAACTAATATAAATGGTTTTGTTTCGTCCTTAGATTTTGGTGGTGGAATAATTTTTCCTCCAGCATCAAGTAAAGTTCCTTTCTCCATTGTAATTTCCTTTCTTTTATTATAAATTAAATTCATTATTAACATAATTAAATTCTGGATTAATCATGTTTGGTTGAATCTCTATTATTCGATATTCAATATATTCTTCTTGTAGTTCTTCATTAAGTTTATATATATTACATACTTTCAATTCAAATCCAGTTGCGAGTGATCCGGTGTTAATTGGTTTATTCTTCCTAGCTCCTTTGATATAGCAATCTTCAATGCCGAGTGTTTCCAGAGCTTCTAAGAGAGGTTTCTTATTTGTGAATACACCAACTAGGTTGTAAAGCTTACTGGATTCTCTACTTCTTTTAACTGTGTGATATAATCGGCTCATAAACGGCTCATTCCCTTGTTTCTAACTATTCTTGTTGTTCAAGTAACTCTTCAAAAAGATCACCATCTTCAGATGAAACTATCAACATATCAACCAATATAGAAATAAATTCTTCAGATAAATCTTCCGATTCTATATCAACTGCGTTATCACTTTCATAGTCCGTTGTTGGAACATATATGCTATCTATCTTTGGTGTTCCGGTTAAATTTCCATCATCTATTGGATACTCTAAGTAAACATCAAAACTTAAAGATTCTTTTTCTTTTAACTCATTTAATCTACTTAACACACCTTCTGGAATTTTGTTTACATTAATTTCATCTTCATCAATATAGTAAAGATTCTTTCCATCTTCTTTATATATATCAATATAAAAAGTTGTGTGTCCGTCAATAGTTTTTGTGTAACCCATTCTGATATTCCTTATTTTAGTTAAGTTGGTTGCTCGAGATGGAATCGAACCATCGCACATTTGGTTATGAGCCAAATTAGGAAACCAACATCCTGCCGAGCTACATTAATTCTATTTATGCTTTTTCTTTTTCTTAAATCTTTTGTCAGTTATTAATATTCCATTGAAGTGATCAATTTCATGTTGAATAACTCTAGCAATAAATCCACTAAAGATTTTAACTTCTCCAGTAAACGAGTTTATTTTAACTTGAATAGATTCAAATCTTCGTACTGGAATTTTTAGAACTGGAATAGATAAACAACTTTCAATTTCAACTATAAGTTTTTCACTCTTCTTTAAAATTTCTGGATTGACTAGGACGATCTCTTGACCATCTACTTCCAACCAAGCTATTCTCTTATGTATTCCTATTTGAACTGAGGCAACTCCACATCCATTTTTTGTTTCTGAGTTAGCTTGTTTAAGTTTAGCAACTAACTCATCGATGTTCTCGTCTTTAGATACTAGTTCAGATTTTATCCTGAGAATTTTCTTATCTGTTACAATTTTCAATTTTGTTCTCCTATTTCATATAGACATTAAGTTGCACTATTTGAAACTATCTGGTTTAGTTTGCTACCGACATTAATGTCGGTAGCAAACTTTATTATTTCATTAGCCAAGCTTTAATTTCCTTTTCGCCCATACAAGAAATACAGTTTTCTTTTAGATAATTTATAATTGATTTAAACATTTTATTAATTCCTTTATTTAAGTTCATTACTATTATAATACCTAGTTTGGTGGAAAAGTCAATAGTGGATTCTATTTCTCCATCAACTTTTCTTTACTAATCTCATAAACCACTTTAGCATCCTTTCCAGAGTGTAATCTATACAGATCACCATCGAAGCTTGGAACAAAACCTGCTTCCCAGAGGTCGATACCAGACTGGAATGGATTAACTCCTTTCTCGTGTTCTATTCCTTTCCATTGATCTAGTTGAAAGAAACTAGAGATATAAGCCCAGACTGAAGCCCCGACTGAATCCCAGACTGAATCCCAGACTGAATACCGGACTGAATCCCCGACTGAATCCCCGACTGAATCCCGGACTGAATACCCGACTGAATCCCGGACTGAATCCCAGACTGAATCCCAGACTGAATAC